AACGAAGTGGAGTGCTTTAAAGTGGCGCAATGCTATTACGTCGTAATGAAGTATATTAGGCCTAGTAATAGTATCGTAACGCGCGCCGGAAACCCATGGGCGAAGTAATAGTGGTTTGCGAATAGTCATAGATTTAAATTCTCCGAAGAATAGAGGATATGTATATTAAGGGGTTTATGGCCTAAAGGGGCACTTTCCATGATGTCAATAGATTTGGGTGCTGGGAACTGCCATACAACTGTGGATTTAGTTGCAAGTGCCTGATTTTGTTGAGAATTTAAATCGCGTAATAAAATTACGCCCTTATATATACTGGGGTTGCACAACAAGTTGCGGGATATACTTTTCTAGTACTTTATATGAATATATATGGATAGGTTTTATGGCTATATATATATAGTAGTATATATAAGGAAAGCGGTAGGCCTCCACAAACCTAGTAGATTTAAATTCTATACTGAGAGTTGTTGCATGTGTTCTTAAATAAACAACGCAAACGGGTGGAAACCTACAGTACTATCGGTAAAGTAATGGCTATACGGCGGGAGGGGCAAGTAATATACTCTAGTATTATTCCATAAATGTATGGGATTTGAGTGCGAAAACTAGCTTATACATACTTTAAATAACAAATTACTTTAAAGCTTTTATTCCGGGTTGATAACTACCATTATGTTAAATGAAAGCCGTAGTTCCCCCTCTGTTCCCGTTTTGTACTTGGTTTGTACCCCCGCCACCGGGTCAATCGGCAGGCCGGGGGTCAACGAAACCGGGTACCAGCACACTAAATTTTTTCATTTTTCGCTAGTACTAATAGTATTTTACTTACACAAGGGCAATTAAATTTTTTCATTTTTCGCTAGTATTAATAGTATTTTACTTTGCATATGCACAGAGTTTTTACTTTGCATACGTACATAACTAATATAATTACCATAAGTACCATAGTTACCACGGCAATCAGCCAAAAATCACTTTACAGCGCTCATCTATTGACAGGGGGCCTCACGCGCAGGCATCACCCGCATATTCCCTTTAGGAACCTCGGAAAATGGACCAGATTACGTGGGTTCGAACCTTTGCCGGAGCGCCGCCAGCCTCGGCATTCGACGGCACGCAGGGCCTAGGCTCACCCATTATCATAGATAGTACTGCGGATACTCCGTACTATATCAAAAACGGTACTCCTACCCCATTTGCAGGTGGCGGGGGTGGCGGATCAGGCACAGTAACTACAACTGGTACCCCTGCGTCTGGAAATCTTACTAAGTTCTCTGGTGCCACTTCAATAACTAATGGCGATCTATCCGGAGACGTTACTACTTCTGGTACTCTAGTCACGACCATATCTGCCTCTGCCGTATCGCTGGCAAAGATGGCGAATGTAGCTACCGGGACTGTGTTCTACCGTAAGACTGCCGGTGCGGGTGCGCCAGAAGTGCAGCTACTAGCTACTTTAAAGACTGATTTGGGTTTGACTGGCACGAACTCAGGCGACCAGACGATAACCCTAACAGGCAACGTGACTGGCACAGGTACGGGATCATTCGCTACTACCATCGCGGCAGGCGCGGTTACTAACGCCATGCACGCGAACATGCCAACGGCTAACTTTAAAGGCCGGACAACTGCGGGAGCCGGTGCGCCGGAAGACCTCACGGCTACGCAAGCTACGGCGATGCTCAACCAGTTTACGTCGCTGCTGCAAGGCGTGGTGCCATCGTCGGGCGGGGGTACTGCAAACTATCTGAGGGCTGATGGGCTGTGGGCTGCGCCGCCGGGGACAAATACAGGCACAGTAACTAGTGTAGGTGGTACGGGTACAGTCAACGGATTGACGCTGACAGGTACGGTAACTACTTCGGGCAACTTGACGCTCGGGGGAACTCTGAGCCTCGTAAGCCCTCCGGCGATAGGCGGAACGACGCCAGCGGCAGGATCATTTACTAACTTGGTATCGACGACACTGAACGTAGTACCGCAGCCTGCTCCGACTGCTAAGACTGTTAGCGTTACGCTGACCATTGGCGAGCTACTGACACTTTTGATAACATCAACTTCGGCTTCGGCGGTAACGCTTACGGTTCCTACGGGTACGAACTGCGATAGCGGCACGTTGTCGGGTGCCATGCCCGCTAATACTGCGTTTGATTGGAGCGTGGTAAATCTAGGGTCCAGTTTGGGTGCGGCAACTATAGCTAGTAATGCTGGGCATACTCTAGTTGGCAATATGGTGGTGGCTATCAACACTACTGGTCGGTTTCGTAGCAGGAAAACTGCTCTTAACACCTTCATTACTTATAGGTTGTCGTGATGCGTACCGAAATGATGCTGGAACGGCTTAAGGTCGAGCTACAAATGAACTGCGGGGATATGCTCGCGGCTGCTAAGATGTGTGGCGTATCACTTATGTTTGTTAACCAGTGGCGCAAGGATGACAAGGTAGTAGATGATGCTTTAAAGGAAGCGGAGCAAGTCGGCACGCAGGGGCTAGTGTCCGCAGCTATTGAGCGTGCGGTAAAGGGTATAGACGAGGACGTATACTACAAGGGGATTGTGGTAGGCCAGAAGAAAGCGTACTCAGACGGCTTGCTTACAACTCTTTTAAAGGCGAAAGTTCCCGAGTTCCACAAGGACTCCGAGGGCGGAGTATCAGTGAACGTCAACATAGCTAACGTAATGCCGCGAGCTAACAGCTACGAGGATTGGTTGCAGATGAAGGCGCAGACTACTAAGCAACTTGAGACACCAGCCAAACAGTTGGAAGTAGTGGATGCTGAGTATGAGGTAGTAGAAAATCCCTTTAAAGGACTTAATCTATGAGCAATCCACTTATTGCCAAGAAACTCGATCCGCTGCCAGATACGGTTGATCCGTATACTACCAAGCTTAACCCGAGTGACGAAGTGCGCTATCAGGTGTGGCGTGCGGCGCTGCCACCGGACCTGCGCAACGATATGGACTACGACTTGCGTGGTGCGTATAGCTCTGGTGCTAAGCCAACTAGTCGTGAGCACTTCACGGATCAGTACAAAAAGCCAAACCATATTACGTTTAGCGACCAGAGTATGTACAGCACGCCAGAGAACATGGGCGGTAAGTGGGTGGAGACGCCCGGTACTGATGGGGGTACGTTCTATGCTACGAAGGCGAACTTAATACACCACAGCCCCGCGGAATTGCAGCAATACTTTAAAACTAATGAGCCTAAGTGGAAAGTGCAGCTACCGTGAATGCAATGGCGAGCATAGGTCACAATGGAGGCCCGTCCCTATGGGAGCCGCAGCCGGGGCCACAGAGCCTTGCCATAGCCGCGCAGTTTGTTGGCGAACTAATGTTTGGTGGCGCGCGTGGTGGTGGTAAATCTGACTACTTGCTAGGGGACTTCCTGCAAGATGTGGATATAGGGCAGGCGTGGCGTGGTATTATCTTCCGGCGGTCCTATCCTGAGCTAGAGGAACTTATTACTCGGGCCAAGGAGATATACGGCCCGCTCGGTGCGATATACAAAGTAGCGGACAAGACATTCGTATTCCCATCGGGAGCAACTTTAAAGATGCGCCATGTGGAAACCGAGAGCGACTGCGATAAGTACCAAGGCCACCAGTATACGTGGATCGGATGGGACGAGCTTACCAACTGGCCTAACCTGAAATCATACAAGAAGCTTAAGGCGTGCCTGCGCTCTGCATCCGGTGAAGTACCATTTAAGCGTATTCGATGCTCGGCAAATCCCGGCGGTGTGGGCCACCATGAAGTCAAGGCATACTTTGTTGATCCAGCGCCGCGCGGATACGAGCTTATTCGTAATATAGACGAAGATGGCATTGAAACTACTAAAATGTTCATCCCATCTAGGGTGTACGATAATAAGAAGCTATTAGATAACGACCCCGCGTACATTTCGCGGTTGCGTGAGATTGGTTCGCCTGAACTGGTGCGGGCATGGCTTGAGGGGGACTGGAATGTCATCACAGGAGCGTACTTCCCCGAGTTCAGTGTTGCGAAGCATGTTCTGGCACCCTTTAAAATACCTGAGCACTGGCTGCGTTTCCGTAGTATGGATTGGGGTTCAGCAACCCCGTTTGCTGTACTTTGGCACGCCGTATGCTCTGAGGGTTATCAAGCGCCAAATGGCCCTTACATACCCGCAGGTGCCATCGTCACGTATAGAGAGCTATATGGGTGGAATGGGACGCCAAATGTTGGACTTAGATGGTCCGCAACCCGAGTTGCCCAAGAAATAGCAAAGGCGGAGAAGGGGGATAAAATTACTTATGGCTCTATTGACCCCTCTGCGTACAAATCCGATGCAGGCCCCTCCCATGCGGAGCGTATGGCAACCGAGGGCATCATATTTCGCAAGGCGGACAATAGCCGTATAGCTGGTTGGGATATTACTAGAGATAGATTGTGCGGTATTGATGGCGATACTGATGTTAATTACGGCGTCGGCAGTCCAATGTGGTACTGCTTTAGTAACTGTGTTCATCTTATTCGCACACTACCGGCACTTCAACACGACTTGAACGATCCGGAAGACTGTGACACGGATGGTGAAGACCATGCGCCCGATGCGCTGCGCTATGGTTTAATGTCTAGGCCATGGCGTCGGCCAAAGCCGGCACCCCCTCCGCCAGACAACTTGAAGCTTATTCAAAACGCCACTATGAACGACCTGTGGGACGCTTTAGAGGACTCCTATAATGACTGAAACCGCCCAAAAACCGCCGGAAGCCCCGCGCACTGCCGCGTACTGGGAAAAGGAAATCGAAAAGGCTACGAAGCGGTGGAAATCGTTTTGGGAAGAGGGCGATACAGTAATTGACGAGTACCGGATGCAGAAGGCGTCTGGCGGTACTATCGTGTCCGAGGATAAGTACAATATCCTGTACTCGTCTACAGAGACAGTGCGTCCGAACCTCTATGCGCAGGTACCTAATGCACAAGTACCTCTTCGCAATAAGGACCGCGCCGATCCTGTAGCGTCCAAGGCGTGCAAAGTCCTCGAAGACACTTTAAACTACCTCATCGAAGAGGAAGACTTTGACAACGTACTTGAAAATGCTGTTGAAGACCTAATTCTGCCCGGTTTGGGTCAGGCATGGGTACGCTACGAGCCTACGATTGAAGGCGACGAAGTAATTGACGAGCAGCTCCTTATGGAGCATGTGTACTGGCAGGATTGGATTTGTGGTGCTTCTCGTGGGTGGAAGACAGTTCCGTGGGTCGGTAAGCGCTGTTGGATGAACAAAACAAGCGCTGTAAAGCGCTTTGGACAAGAGAAGGCAGATAGGCTTAAGTACTCGGAACATGATAAAGGCGACCGCTCTAATGATAATTCCGATGAAGAGGCCGAAGTCTGGGAAATTTGGGACAAGACTACTGGATGGGTGTACTGGTATTGCCGTGATTGCAGTGGTGATGCGCTACTAGATGCGCTTCCAGACCCTTTAAAGCTAAAGAAGTTTTTCCCCTGTCCGCGTCCGCTACGCGCGGTATTCAATACGCGTACGTTTGTTCCGCGCTCGCTGTACTCGCAGTATAAGTCGCAGGCGAAGCAGCTTAATAGCCTTACCCGCCGTATCAGGTACTTGACGGATGCGCTGCGCGTAGCTGGCGTATACGATGGCTCGCAAGAGGGGCTAAAAGACCTACTTAACGCCGGTAGCGGCAATAAGATGATTAAGGTTGATAGTTGGGTAGCCTTTGCGCAAAATGGCGGTATCAAGGGTTCGGTCGAGTGGCTACCCATTGCGGATATAGTTGCAGCACTGATCCAGCTAATTCAAGCGCGCGAAATCTGCAAGAATGAAATATACGAGATTACTGGCTTCTCAGATATTGTACGTGGCGTATCTAAGGCGTCGGAGACGCTAGGCGCGCAGAATATCAAGCAGAACTGGGCCAGTGCGCGCTTGCGTAAGATGCAGAAGGAAGTGCAGAGGTTTGCACGCGATGTACTGGCACTTGCTGGTGAAGTAGCTGCGGAGCATTGCAGTGACATTACTTTTGCGCTGTACTCAGGTATACAAGTACCTACGCCCGATCCGCAGACTAATCAAATCAATCCGGATGCGTTGCGGGATTTTCAAGTTTTCAAGCAGGCGGTACAGCTACTTAAAAATGAAAAGACCCGTTGCGCCAAAATTGATATTGAAACGGATAGTACACTACTTGCTAATGAGGAAGAGGAACGCAAGGACCGTATGGACTTCCTTGGCGCTGCCGGTTCTTTTTTGCAGCAGGCCGTACCCGCAATGCAAACCATGCCCGAGCTAGGCGGGCTACTCGGCGCAATGATGATGTTTACAGTACGTACTTTCCCATCATCGCGGGTTATTGAAGCGGAATTTGAAAAAGTACAAAAGGCTCTTGAAGCTAAGCTTTCTAATCCGCAGCCTCCGCCACCTGATCCAAACCAGATACGCGCAAAATCTCAGGAGAATATCGCTGGCCAGCGTGCGCAGGTGGACCAGCAGAAAATTAGCGAGGAAACTGCCCGCCACACTAATGAACTTGCTTCCGAGGAACGCCTTAAGCAGCAAGAACTTGCAAACAAGGCTATAGAGGAACAGAACCGCCACGAAGAAAAGATGGCGGAACTTGCGCTACAGCAGCAAGAACTGGAACTTGAGAAGCGTAAGCTTGACCTTGAAGAAGACAAGGCCGACTGGGATAAGGCTACTACTTTGCACGAAGCCGATTGTGCGGAAATGGACGCCAAGCGCGAAGATACTAAGGCTGCGCATGATATGACGATGGATAAGGCGTCGCATGAGCATCAAGTTGGTATGGACGAAGCCAACCTAGCGGAGACAGTACAGCAGAATGAACACGCCCGCAGCATGGACGCAAAGGAGGACAAGGCCGAAGGCGAAAATGATGATAGCGGCTCCGAGGACTCTTGACGCGCCAAAACTTTAGGAATTTAAAGCAACCATGAGCGAATTTGACCTATACGAGTTCCCCGAGGGGCATTCAGGGCGGAAAACATACGTTTCCGTTAAAGGGCACAGCCGTTCTATCCCCAAGCCGTATACGTATCGTGGCGTTGATGGTCACAACTATGTACTTCCCGAGTACGGCGGCACATGGGACGGCATAGCCAATAATGCTACGATGATTATGCGCGATGTACAGGAATTTACCTCCCCGGTAGATGGTAGTACAATTTCTAGTCGTTCGATACTAAGGGACCACATTCGCCGCCACGATCTAATCGAGGTAGGTAACGAACGACTAAAAAGCCCTCGTCCGGAAATACAGAGTAACCCCCGCGAAACTGCGCAGGCTATCTATCACCACTTGGACACGGTACGCCGTATGCCAGAGCGGGAGTATAGGGACCGCGTGGCCCAGTTAGAAACAAGGAACTAAGTATGCCCGAATTTGATATGGAAGACATTGTAAACGAGCATGGCGGTGGAACTGATGTAGTTTCCGCCAATGCTGGCGATGTACGTCCGGAGCAGTCGGCTACTACTGAAACCAAGATTGATACGCAGCAGGCTCCGGAAGAGAAACCGGCTAGTTTGCGCGATGCTATTTCAAATGCTTTAAAGGGTGAGGACGCTACTCCGCCCGTTTCGCAGCAGGATGGCAGAGCGCGCGGCCCCGATGGCAAGTTCGTTAAAGCGGACGGTACGCCTATTGACGCGGCCCCTGTTGCCCCTATTCAAAGTATTCAGCCTCCGGCGTTCCTATCGCCGCAGGACCAACAAGTATTCTCGCAGCTACCGCCAGAAATGCAAACTAGCGTTGCACGTACGTTCGGTGGTCTAGAAGAACGCGAGGCCCGTATTCGGAGCCTTGAGCAAGTAGAGCAGTTGATAGCCCCTCGCCGTCAAGCTTGGGCGCTGAATGGCATGACCGAAGGCCAAGCCCTTAACCAGCTACTTGCACTGTCGGAGTACGCTACAGCGTCCCCGGCGGACTTTATTAAGTTCTTTGCCGGTCAAAATGGCATCGACCTTGAACAGCTAGTTTGGGATGATGATACTCCCCCTGTTGATCCGCAGTACTCAGCCTTGCAAAACGAGCTTAACAGTGTTAAGCAACAGTTAGGGCAGTTTACTACTGAGCGGCAGCAAGTACAGCATAACAATCTTGTTAACGGGGTTGTTAATTTTGCCCAAGAAAAGGGGCAAGACGGCGCTTTAAAGCGTCCGCACTTTGAGGCCATCGGTGAAGGCATCTATCCTTATATTGACACGGTTAAGGCGAGAAGTCCCGGTATGCCGTTCGATCAGCTTCTACAGGAAGCTTACGATATGGCATGTTGGGGCATACCCGACATACGCGCAAAGAT